ATTTTTGTAGAAATTCGAACAATACATGCTATAATAATGATGATGAAGATGAAAACGTTAAGGAGGAATAAAAATGAAATTAAAATTTTATAATGAATTTGTAATGCAGTATAAGAATTTTGCTGAGATTTTAAAAGATGCTAATACACTTAATTATAATGGCATTAATCAAATGAAAAGTAATTGTAAGAATATGTTATGTGGTATGGGTATTTTAGCAATTTCACTAAAAATTATATCATACGATGAATATAATAAACTTTATAATATTATAGAGTTAATTGGTTGTTATGAAAAAGCTATGAATGAAATTGAACTGCTAGTTGAGAATTTATATGATGAATAAAGCAAGCGTGAGCGGCACGATGATAGGTTCAACTCCTATCTTTCCATTGAAACTATAAATCATGATTAAGGAGGAATTAATAATGAAAAGAACTTTAAAAGGCACATATAAGGACAAAAAACCTATTGGTTGTTACCCAATAAGTAATTCAGCTGAATTACTATTCTATGAGCCAGATTTCGAGGATGCTATAAACGGTTGTGATTATGTAGTAGGCTTCATAAATGGAAGCATTGACAATCCTGGCAACAAGTTTTCGCGACATAAGGTTTGCTATACTTTAAGCGGTAGACCGTATATCAATAAGTTATCTCAGAAAATTTATTTATCTGACGTTATCAGATTATAATTATTAAAAGGAGAAAAAATTATGACAAAGTATACATTAGTAAAGGATAAATTATATCGGATGCTTGATTATTACACTTGCAAAGTTAAAAATTGCAAAGATTTTTCTGAATGTTTTTCAAATATTTACTGGTTTATAGTAGAAACAACTGAAGTTATCAATAAGTCGGATTTAGCCTATTCGGATAAAATTAAATTATTAAAATGGGTATATTCAGAAATTACTGTATTGTATATGTCTTATGCAATGCAGTCTAAAAAACTAAGTTAATAAGTATAAAAGGGGTAATATAGAATGAAAATATATATTAAAAATATTGAAAACTTTGTTCAACGAAAAATAAAATCATACGTAAAATGCTACTGTACAGGAAAAGGGGATTTAATGTGTGAAATTTATTTCACAGATACGCCAGCAAAAATAAAGATAGGCAAAATTCACGAATATTTCAATTATGGGTATTATAGTGAACAAATAGGTGAATTAATAGTAAAAATGTATAAAAATCAAGTATATAATAAATATTTTCACTAATTCGAAAAAAGAACATACGTTCTAATCAAAAAATTTTTTAAAATAGTTTTGATTTGTTCATAATTTATTCATATTTATCTGTTACAATATACTTGTAGTTAAGAAAGACAGATACAAAAAGCCATAATAATTCCGAAAGGCAGTCATGACAAAAGGCATAGCCTTGGGTTGTATAGGTTCGAATCCTAGCATGACTATTCAAATATATAAAAGGAGGTATAATATGAATAATTTTTTAGAAACTTTAAAATCTCAATTTATTGAAGATAAAAACGTTTCATTAATATCATCGTGTGACACGCTAGAAGAATTTTTAAATTCTGATTCAGAAATAATCATGTGTGTTTATAAAGAATCGGAAACATCCGATATAATTTCAATCGAATTTACAGGCATTTAGCTTAAAAGGTAAAGCACTTGACTTTGACTCAAGTAAATGAGGGTTCGAATCCCTCAATGCTTGCTACTAGTTATCAAAGCTAGAATAAAAATAAAAAGGAGAATGAAACAATGAGAAAAGAAAAACTTGTAACACGCACAATCATTTCCACAAAGGCAACTGTACTTTTGTACAATAAAACTACCAAAGAAACGCATGAAGAGGATTTTACGCTTTCTGGTATCATTAAAAAGGGTGTTACGATTGAAAACAAAGTGAAAAAAGAGCTTGAAGCAACCGGGCGTTTTTCTGAAAAAGTGGTAACCGTTTTATCGTCTGTCGATATTGACGCGCTATATGCAATTACTGAATCAGATTTTATTGCACACGCTACAAGATATGATTCAAGAGAAGCACTTGCTAGTGCTTTAAAAGATAGCGAAAAAGCATTAAAAGAAGAGAACTAAAATTATTAAAGGAGAATAAAAAATATGGCAGATTATAGTGTTAAAGTTGTTGAATCTTCAAAGGAACTTACAAAGAAAGAAACAGTTATGTTTAAAGATTTGACCGATGCAATTAACTTATCAGAGTTTATAGATGAATCTAACGATGCAGTTATCATTGATGTAGACTCTTTCGTACATCTTGCGATTCACAATGAAAAAGCAAAAGACGGACAGAACAAAGATTATGATAACTATGTAGTTGTGGATAAAAACGGGACACGCTATTATACAGGCTCTTATTCTTTCTGGAATGCTTTAGGTGATATTTGGGTAGAAATGAAAGATTGTGATGAGGAATGGTCTATCAAAGTTTACAAGAAACAGTCTAAAGGTAAGAAAGATTTTATTACTTGTAGTGTAATGTAACTATTAACTTATGATTTGTTTTAGGATAATATTTTGTGATTTGTTTTAGGTAAAAAAGAGTCCCGGGATTTTCCCGGGATTTCTATTAAAAGGAGCTATAATATGGCAAAGAAAAAACGTTCTGAATATACAAAACAGCGTGAAAGAATTAAAAAAGTTTATAAAAGAATTGAAGAAAAAGGGTATAAGTCTATAGATTCTTTTAATCTTAAAACCACAAAAGAACTGTTAGCAGAAGGAACAGACCCAGAATCTTATGCTAGACTACTGTCAAGAATGAAAACAAAGGATATAAAGAAAGGTCTTAAAGTTTTAGACCCAGAAACAGGAATAATTTTTGATTATTCTGATTTAAAAGAGTATGAAAAAGAAAAAGCAAGCGAAGATAATATTGCAAGTTTTTATGAATGGCTTCGAAGTGTGTTAGATAATGCAATTCTTCCAGAGGGTTTACCAATGCTTACTGGTAAAACATGGGTTGATGTCGGAGTCTTACAAACAGAATATGACAGATTCAGAAATACAATGTATTCTCAAATAGATAAAGACGAAAAAGAAGATTCAATATCATTAGAAATAAAAGAGGAAATAACTTCAACTGTAAATGGGCTGTTAGAAGTGCCATATTATGAAATGTTTCATGAATCCATCATTACACTGGCAAATTTAATACTTAATAGACCCTTAACGGTTGAAGAATCAACTTTTATATCTGATTGGAGTGATTATACAAATGGGGGTGCGAGAATATAGGTCATTTGTAGGAGATTTTGAAACAACTGTTTATAAAAATCAAACGTCAACCGAAGTTTGGGCTAGTGCGGTAGTAGAACTAGGAACAGAAGAAGTATTTATACATCACAGCATACAGGAAACATTTAATTTTTTAACTTCGATGAGATGTAACATCCGAATTTATTATCATAACTTAAAATTTGATGGTGTTTTCTGGCTAGACTACTTTTTAAAATGCAAGTTCATCCAAGCGTTCGAAAAATTTAATTCAGATGGGACACAGGGTAAGTTTTTAAAAGATTTTGAAATGCCTAATAATTCTATTAAATACTCTATATCAGATATGGGGCAATTTTATTCGATAACAGTAAAATATAAAGGTTATTTTATAGAATTTCGTGACTCATTGAAATTGTTACCATTTAAAGTTAAAGAGATTGGGAAAGCATTTAAAACTAAGCATCAAAAACTGGAAATGGAATATAAGGGTTTTCGATATGCTGGATGTAATATAACGCAGGAAGAAAAGCAGTATATTGCAAATGACGTTTTAGTAGTAAAAGAAGCACTTGAAATGATGTTTGCGGAGGGGCACAACAAACTAACTATAGGGGCGTGTTGCTTATCAGAGTTTAAGAAAACATTTGATAATAAAGAATATGATTTTTTCTTTCCAAATGTTTATGAACTACAAATAGACGAAACGAAACATACGTATAAAACAGCTGGAAAATGGATACATAAAACATACCGCGGTGGGTGGTGCTATCTTGTAAAAAGTAAAGCTAATAAAAAGTTTACTTACGGATGTACTTTCGATGTTAATTCGCTTTATCCGTCTATGATGCACTCACAATCAGGGAATCGTTATCCAGTGGGTAAACCTCATTTCTGGACTGGAAATATTCCAGACGAAGCAATACAGGAAAATCATTTTTATTTTATCCATATTAGAACAAGGTTTTACTTGAAAAAAGGGTTTTTACCTTTTATTCAAATAAAATCTAATTGGATGTATTCAGGCACTGAATCGTTAGAGACTTCTGACTGGTTCAATAACGGAGAATATCATAAATGGTATCACGATGAGAAAGGCAACTTAAAGCCAACTACAGTTGATTTGTATTTAACTATGATGGATTTTGAACTTATCAAAAAACACTATGAACTGGTAGACTATCAAGAAATAGATGGGTGTTGGTTCGATTCTGAAATAGGGCTATTTGATTGGTACATAAATAAATATAAAAAACAGAAAATGGAAAGCAAGGGAGCAAAAAGAACACTAGCAAAATTATATTTAAATAATTTGTACGGTAAAATGGCGGCTTCAATGGAATCAAGTTTTAAAGTTGCCTATTTAAAGAATGATGCAATAGCATTCATGGCAGTTCATGAAGAGGATAAAAAACCTGGATATATTCCGATAGGTTCAGCTATTACAAGTTACGCAAGATGTTTTACGATAAAAGCGGCACAAGCTAATTATCATGGAAATAAAAGAGGATTTATATATGCGGATACCGATTCAATTCATTGTGATTTAAAACCAGAGGAAGTAAAAGGAGTAACAATACACCCAAGTGAATTTTGTTGCTGGAAAGCTGAATCTAATTGGGATTTTGCTATTTTTGCTAGGCAAAAAACTTATATAGAGCACATCACGCACGAAGATGAAGAATTAATTAATAAACCATATTATAACATAAAGTGTGCCGGAATGCCAGAGCACAGCAAGGATTTGTTTGAAATGAGTATCACAGGAATTTCAAATTGGTTTGTAGATGATTATGACACAATGTGTGATGAGTTAGGCATAACTAACTATAGTGAACCAGAATTGGAGTTTCTTTCACAACCTAGAACTCTTGAAGATTTTAAACTAGGACTTGAAGTTCCCGGTAAGCTTTTACCTAAAAGAATACCCGGGGGAGTATTGTTAGTTGATACACCGTATAAAATGAGAAAGTGAGGAAATAAAATGACAGTTGAAGAATTATATAATATTTTAGAAAAAGAAGTAGATAGTGGTAATTTAGATTTAGATTCTCCTGTTTGCTTTGAACAAAGCGGAGAAATAAAAGAATATCTAACTGATGAAAATGTTAGGTTTATTGATGGTAAACGCATAAAATATTTAGAATTAAGACTATAAATTTAGAGGGTGTAAAATTACACCCTCTTTTTATATCTTTAACATAAGGGAATTGCACGCGGTAAGCAAAACCGAGGAATTTTTCTGGCAGTATTTTTTCAACTGTGCTTTTCCAGAATATCACAGGCAATTACACTCATGTAGATACCTATTAATAGCTTAAAGCTTTCAATATTGCTTCCTTGCATCGCAAGTCTTTAAATCGGAAACAACCTTTTTCAAAATAGAATCTTAAATTTGTAAGAAACATATCATTTCTTTTTAACATAACATAGTTAATCTCATGGTCACTAGTAGTAACAGTAATTTTATATTTGTATGATGTGTCAGGTCTATCGTCTACATAAATAAAACCAGAATCAGCAAATTCTCTTACTCCGAAATTCGTTCCATTATATTTGATAGTGCATAAATATCTTCCAATACCATTAGGCTTTTCAATAAATGCTTTATTATCATTTAAATAAACACATTCACTCGAATACGCTACATAGGAGTTTTTAGTAAATGCTTTATTAAACCCGCTTTCTTTTTGTGCAATGCTTGCACTATCAATGAACCCTTGCTCTAAAATATAGCCGTGACCTCTTAAAAATTTAGTATCATCTCGTAGTCTGTTAGATATGCCTAATTCAACATAGTAGGGATTTATTAGACTAACAGGGTTACTAAGCATATAAACAGGGACATATCTAACTTGTTCTCCTTGACCTCTAGCAATAGAAGTATGAATAGAAATAAATTTCTTAATTTCGTCACTACAATAATGATTAGATTCTGATTGAAATTCATCAAAAATCATTCTATTAACATCACTAAAAAGATGAGAATATTTTTTAAGTTGATCGGCACTATTTAAAGATAAAGCATAACCACAGGATTCTCCATCTAAAAATAGTTCATGGAATATCCCAGATGCTTTTCTTTTGCTTTCCATTATACTTCCTTGAAAGAAAAGTGTACTTAAATCTTTAAAAAATTTATCTGCACAATCATCCAATTCATAGTTATATCTGTATATAAGTGCAAATTTGCCTTGTCCCTTTTTAAATTTATTTACACATAGACGTCCAAAATAGGTTGTTTTTCCACCAGTTCGATTAGTAGTTACCATTAATATTTCCGGTTGCTTTCCATCTAAATCGGTAAGGGAAAGTAGTTTTGTTCCGTCATAGTAAGCACACATAAAAGTCACATCCTTAATATTCTTTGTAATACTTTCGTAATATTTATTAAAATAATTGTAACATACTATTGACAAAAAGTCAATAATGTGATACAGTAAAATATATAAAAAGTTAATAATTTTGTAGCATTTTAAAATTTAATTATCAAAGGGAGGTGCAACATTGGATTGGGTAAATGCCGTTAAAGATGTAGGGTTTAATATTGTTTGCCTTATGGCTATGGCTTATTACATTTATATTACAGACGAAAAGAACCGTAAGGAGAGAATCGAAGAGTCACAGCGACATCAAGAAGAAACGAAATCTTTACAAGAAGCAATTAATAACAATACAGTCGTTATGAATAAATTACTTGACCGAATGGAGAGTGAGAGTAAATGAACAACGAAGTGTTTGTAATTAAACTTCCAAGTACAATTTCTGGCGCAATTTTAGTTATTGTAGGAATGTATGGTAACGGAGAAGAAAGAAAAAAAGCACTTGAAAAAGACGGGTTTAACGCGAGCAAGGTGCAAAGAGCTGTCAATGATTTATTACCTATTTTTAATAAGTACAAGGAGTGATAAAAATGACATGGTTCGCTAAAGTTAAAGGGGCTTATGCCGAGACTTCCGAAGAAGCATATCAAAATGCCCTTGAAGCCTATTCTTTGTTAAGTTCTAAGGGTTGGACGCTACAAGCATTTTGTGGAATGTGGGGTAATGTAGGTCATGAGGGAGGTTACAATCCTTGGAGGTGGCAAGGAGACAAAGTTCAACCGACAACAAATTCACCTTGGCATAATATCGGTTACGGATTCACACAGTTTACACCCGGAGGAAAATACATTAATGACTCACGTGCTAAAGCAATAACAGGTTACGCGCCTAACTTTTCAAATCAAAGCGGTAAAGCGTCTGATGGTTACGCTCAAATGGTTTTTGTAGATGCATACGCAGACTACTATCCGTCTACAAAATTTCCTTTATCATATGGGGAATATAAAGTCAGCAATCAGCCTGTAGCTACTATGGTAGAAATTTGGATGAGAAACTATGAACGCCCTGGTAGTTATAGTACATTACCAGAGAGACAAAAGTCTGGGGAATATTGGTTTCAAAAGTTAAGTGGAGTTCCACCAACACCACCAACACCACCAACACCACCAACACCAATAAAAACTAAAAAAATGCCATTATGGTTTTATTTAAGAAAAAGGGAGTGATTAAGAATGCCATTTAAAGACGGCACATATCAGCATGAAACAGGGTTTATTATAATGATTAAAGACGGCATAGTAATGCTATCGCCTAATCATCCATTATCCATGAGACTTTCAGAACTGTTTGATTCAAAGAAATGGAGTGAAGTAAATGCATAATACACCTACTTATTATATTGTTCACAAATTTGAATGTCTTGAAGAAATGAGAATGATTTTTGGAATCGAAGCAGTTAAAATTTTTTGTAAGTTGAATATTTGGAAATATAGGTATCGTGATGGAAATAAACCAGATACAAACGATAGCGAAAAAGCGGATGATTATTTAACTTATTTATCAACGCTAGAGAAAAGAGGTGTGTGAAATGGCTATTGTTAGTAAAGAAGATTTAATTAAACGGTTATCAGAAAAATTTGGAGATGATAATTCAGATGAAGTAATTCAATTAACAGAGGATTTATCTGACACGCTAAACGACTTTGATTCACGTATTAATGACACAGAAGATTGGAAAGCAAAATTTGAAGAAAATGACAATATGTGGAGAAAAAAATACAAAGATAGATTTTTAGAACCGTCTGATAATGAAGAAGAAATTCATGAACAAGACGAGGATGAAAATACAAATGTAACATTTAATGATTTATTTGAGTAGAAAGAGAGGGAAATTAAAATGCCTACTAGACCACAGGTTAAAACGTTATCTGGAAACAGCGTTGATATTCTTAATGCTATCAGAAATAGCGCAACGCAGAATTATAAAGATTATATTCCGGTAGCAACGAAAGATGCTGAATCAATTCGTAAAATTGGTGCTATTATCATGGACTATCCAGCTTTACAGAATGAATTTTTATCAGCACTTGTAAACCGAATTGGTAGAGTGCTTATTACATCAAAAATGTATAGCAACCCAATTGAAATGTTTAAAAAGGGAATGCTAGAATTTGGAGAGACTGTAGAGGAAATTTTTGTAAATATTGCAAAGCCTTTCCAGTTCGACCCGTCAATCGCTGAAAAAGAAGTATTTAAGCGTGAGATTCCTGACGTAAGGGGTGCTTTTCATGTTATGAACTATCAGAAGTTTTACAAAGCTACTATTTCTGATAGAGAACTTAAACAGGCGTTTCTATCATGGGATGGTGTAAGTAATTTAATTGCTAAAATCGTTGATTCCATGTATACTGGTGCAAATTATGATGAGTTCTTGACGATGAAATATTTACTTGCAAGACATATTCTTGACGGGCACATGACTGTACAGGAGATTCCAGCAGTTACAACAGCTAACATGAAAGCTATTACGGCAGAAATTAAAGGTGTATCTAATAAATTAACCTTTATGAGTTCTGATAATAACATTGCAGGAGTTCAGACTTTCTCCTTAAAAGAAAATCAGTATTTAATTATGAATGCTCAGTTTGATGCTACTATGGACGTTGAAGTCCTCGCAAGTGCTTTTAACATGAATAAAGCTGAATTTATGGGACATCGTGTCATGATTGACGGTTTTGGAAATCTTGATATCACAAGACTCAACATTTTGTTTTCTGATGACCCTAACTATACGGAAATTGGCACAGCTGACCTTGAAGCATTAAATGCAATCCCAGCTGTTATTATTGATGCTGATTGGTTCATGGTTTTTGATAATTTACAGGAATTTACAGAACAGTTTAATGGACAGGGTCTTTACTGGAATTATTGGTATCATGTTTGGAAAACATTTTCTGTTAGTCCTTTTGCTAATACCGCTTTATTCGTAGCAGGAACACCGACAGTAAAAAGCGTTAAAGTCAATCCAAGTGCGGCTAGTGCGTCAGTAGGTCAGTCATTACAGTTGACAGCTACAGTTACAACAGAAAATTTTGCACCGCAGTCAGTAACATGGTCTAGTGACTCTGATAAAGCCACAGTTGACGTTAGAGGTAAAGTCACACTACTAGAGGGTGCTACAGGAACAATCAATATCACAGCTACCTCTGTTTATGATTCTAGTAAATCAGGAACATGTATTATTACTGTAGCATAGTTTTAAGAGGGAGATTTTTTCTCCCTCTATCATTAAAAGGAGTAATGTCTAATGTATATTGCACCAAATACTATTGCAAGGGTTTTGAAAAATGTAAGACTAGATAACACTTATTCTGACACGATTTATTTTGACTCAAAAGAAAAACAAACAGCTTATTTTGCAGGCAAGGCAAAATACACGTTTACTAATATGACTTATCAACGAAAAGAACGCAGATTAGTAGTAAAACAAGTAGCCGATAATATGTTTGATTGTAATTATCTTATGTTCCAAAATAGTGCTTATGGTAATAAATGGTTTTATGCCTTTATTACAAATGTAGAGTGGTTAAACAATGAAACAGCCGCTATCTATTTTGAAATTGACGATATGCAGACATGGTTTTTCGATTTTTATTTAGACTCTAGTTTTGTTGAAAGAGAGCATAGTGCTACTGATTCTGTAGGCGATAATTTGATTGAAGATAACCTAGATACTGGGGAATATGTTCATGATGATTTTATTGAATCTTTTGTCGGTTCAAAGTATAATTATGTTGTGGCGGCTACTGTTGATAAAGATTATGACCCGAATACTGGGGGTATTTATTCTGGAATTTATAGCGGAGTTGAATTAAATGTGTTTGAAAATGTGTCTGAGGCTTCAACTTATTTAGCTAATTTACCTGATACTCTTACCGATGCGGTTATTGCATTATATATGATGCCAGAAGCTTTTACAAATACAAAGAATACATTTACGCCTAAAACTTTTAACGCTTCTGTAGATAAAAAAGTTTCAAACGTATGGAAAACTTTCACACCACATAATAATAAAATTTATACCTACCCGTATAATTTTTTATATGTTACAAATTTAGATGGCATTGGTGTTAGTTTTCCCTATGAATATTTTTCAAGTGAAAAATGCACTTTTCAAATTAGTGGCGATATGAGTTGCAATCCTCAGGTTGTAATGTTTCCTTTAAATTATAAAGGTATCGAAAAAAATTATAACGAAAAAATAGCGTTAGAAAATTTTCCTATGTGTGCTTATTCGGTTGATACATACAAGGCGTGGTTAGCACAATCTGCTGTTCCGTCATTAGGTCAAGCAGGTATATCTGCCACTGTTCAAGCAAGTACAGGAAACGAAGCGGGTGCTGGTGTGACAATGTTATCCTCTATTGCTAATATCTTAGTACAAAATGCCGCTAGAAAACATGACCCTTATACTATAAAAGGTCACGCTGGAAACGGAGCAAGTGTAGCACTAGGAATAAAAAATTTTTATTACAGTCATACTCATGTTAGAGAAGAGTTCGCACGAATCATAGACTCATTTTGGGACAAGTTCGGGTATCCAGTAAGAAGAGTTAAAATCCCTAGCACACACAACAGACCGCATTGGAATTATGTTAAAACAGTCGGATGCGATGCTCATGGTAGTATTCCGGCAAGTGCAATGAGTAATATTAAAGCAATTCATGATAAAGGCATTACTTATTGGATGAGCGGTGATGAAATTGGTAACTATTTGTTGGATAACAGATTGAAAGGAAGTTCATAATGGGGAAACGAAGAAAAACTTCTGATAATTTTGATTCTATGTTTTTAAATAATAGAGCTTATATTTATCAGTATAACAGAATTAAAGAACTTGCCATATCTAGATTCAAATGGAATAATCTACCAGATTCCGTAGACGAGCGTTTTTTAGAACTTACATTATTCGAACAAGGCATGGCTGTTTTCTTCTATGATGAAGTTATGAAATATTTAGCATTACCCGCTATGGTGGGCGGTATGCTGGATGTTTATAGAATTCCTACAAAACGCACAGCCTACGCTAATAATGGGTTTAATATGCACTTAGATAATACAGATAGCGTTATTATTTGGAATAACAAATTGCATGATAATATGATTTACGGTTGCGAGATGTTTGCACGCAGATTATATGAGTGTGATAGAACGATTGACGTTAATATTAAAGCACAGAAGACACCTATTTTAATTACTTGTAGTGAGAATCAACGTTTGACGTTGAAGAATACTTATGAGCAGTATACAGGAAACGCACCTGTTATTTTCGCAGATAAGGATATCGATATTCTTAAAAGTTTACAAGCAATTCCGACACTTGCACCTTATGTAGCAGATAAATTACTTGAGACTAAAACGCAAATTTGGAATGAATGTTTAACGTGGTTAGGTATTTCTAATACTAATTATCAGAAAAAAGAAAGATTAATTTCTGATGAAGTTTCTAGAAATATGGGCGGGACGGTTGCTAGTAGAAATAGTGGGCTTGAAATGAGAAAACAGGCATGTGATGAAATCAATAGAATGTTTGGGCTGAATATTAGTGTCGAGTTTAACGATGATATTAACAAAAATGAAGAAATTTATAATGCAGATGAGTTGGAGGTAAACGAAGATGAGTAAATACACAACAGAATTGCGTTATATTTGTGAAACAGAAGCAGGTTTAAGCGAAAATGTAGGCTATTCAAAAATTAAAGACGTTATTGCTAAAGCTATTCCTAAGATTTTTGACTTTGACTTTCCTATTTTTGATGAAAATTATAGAAATGTTTTGGAAACTAAGATTTTGAAACATTACTATACAAGAGAAATTGGGCTAGAAACGTATGGATTGTGGAAGTTAAAGCTAGATACTAAGTTAAATGAAATTATGCCTTTTTACAATCAGCTTTATAAAAGTGCTTTATTAGAATTTAATCCGTTATATGAGGTTGATTATAGTAAAACAGGTAGCAGAGATTCTAGCGGTACTAGAGACAATACGGAAAACAATAGTGAAACCTATGATGAAAGCACTGATACTAATGAAAGTCATGATGAAAGCACTACTAATTCTAACGATGGTACTTTGACTAAAGGTACTACAACTACAACAACTAATTATTTTTCTGATACACCCCAAGGTGCTATTAGTAATGTTATTGATGGGACTTACTTAACAAACGCTACTTATAATGTAGCTGGAAATACAGGGAGCGATAATACTTCTAATAGCGGTAGTGTTGATTCGGAGGGCAGTTCTAAGAGTAAAAACGAAAAGGACGGTAGCCGGAGAGGGAGTAAGACGAGTAATAGCAACTTAACTGACACTGAAAGTTATCTTGAAAGTGTTAGGGGTAAAATGAGTAGTAAGAGTTATTCAGCTTTGTTAATGGAATACAGAGAAACATTTATTAACATTGATATGATGCTGATTGAAGAGCTATCGGATTTATTTTTTGGATTGTGGTAATATTTATGAAAGGTGGTAAATACTATGTATGATTTTACAAATGTAGACCCTGTAAAGTGCTGTGCTTGGCTTGTTCTTCCGACTGTTTATGACGAAAGTTTAAGCTATGGAGAACAGCTTAATAAATTCTGTAAAGCATTGAATGAGCTGATTGAAAACAATAACAATCTTCCAGATTATGTAGCTGAAATGATTCAGAATTATATTACAAGTGGTGCTATTGATGAAGTTGTTAGAAATATTCTAGCAAATTATATTTTAAATGTAAAATATCCTCCTAAAGGGATTAGCCCGGCAGTTGGAGACGGCAGTGCTGATGATACTGATGCTATTCAAGGGTGTATCGATTATGCTTTTAATCAAGGTGGAGGGTGCGTTTATTTTCCATATGGCAAATACCTCAGCAGAAGTTTAACGTTAAGAAGTGGTGTTAGTTTAGTTGGTTTTGATAGATATAGTACAAGGATTGTACAGAGAGGTGGAGACACAAAGCCGCTGGTGTCTGGCGAAAATGTACAGAATGTACAGATTAGTAATTTATCTCTTGACGGAAATAACGAGGTTCAGACGGATGATTTAGACGTTGTTAATATTTTAGGTAAAGACTGTTTATTTACTAATTTAGTTATTAAGAGTGGTTTTCAGTGTTTTGTTTATAACGGCTTGGGTGGAAATTTACAGGTTGATAATGTAGTTTTTGGCGGTGCAGTTAAAAAAGTTGCTGTTATTAACGGTAAAGATTCTGTTCAGTTTACTAATGTTAAATTTAATGAGCTTGGAAAAATACTGGGCGAGTGCGTTCTTGAAGTTGAAGCTAGTGACGGTGTTTATAGATTTAGTTCTAAGGCTATTAGTCCGTTGTGCATTAGAGTTAGTGGCAGTAGAAATACTTTTAATTGTGATATTATTAATAGCACAAGTAATTTCACTGATTCTGGTATGCTGAATAATTTTAATATTTTTGGCGTTGAAGTTAAAAAACAGTTAACTGGACAAAAAAGTTATACTGGTGGTAGCATTAGTGAAAATATCACAGGAAATAAGAGTGTTGTTGCTAGTGGCGATTTATCAGAGAATATTAGTGGCAATGTATCAGAGAATATTAGTGGCGATGCATCAGAAAATATTAGTGGTGATAAGATTTTAATTATCGGTAAAAGTAAGTCTGAAACAATTACGGAGAATAAAACGGAGAATATCACAGGTAATAGAGAAATTGACATTGGTGGTGCAGATAGCATTCACGTTGATGGTGTTAGTGCGGTTAATATCGGCGGGGCTAGGACGGAAGCATATGGTAGTTCATTAGATATTAATGTTAAAGGCGTTTATACAGCTGAATATGAACAAAATGTAACAAAAACATATAGAAGTAATAGAATTTTAAACACTATCGATAATACTGTAAATGCTACTTCATATGTAATAAATTTCTTAAAGCATACGCTAGATTTGCGTTTAGTAACTAACAGTATCACAAGTGTTAAAGTTTATGGTGCTAAAGGAGATGGTGTGACAAATGATACACAAGCCATACAAGATGCACTTAATTCAGATTATGGCATTATCATTTTTGATAGTGGTGTATATTTAACTAATACCCTACACGTGCCATCAAATAAAATTCTTATTGGTAAAAATGCTTGTATTAATGTTAATAGTGGGAATACGTGCTTATTTATCAATAAATCAGATGGTAGCATTGGGGAGGATAAAGCCAACACAAATATAACTTTTTATGATCTAGAATTAAATGGCGTGAATGCTGAAAATTGCAGTTTAATTACAATGGGGCACTGTAATAATATTCGTATTCTAAATTGCTACTTGCATGATTGTAAGGGATACCATTCTATTGCCTTTAATTCTTGCAGTCAATGCTATGTAGATAATTGTACTATTACAGAATATGGTGGGGCGAGTAGCACAACTGAAAGTATACAATTAGATATATGCGATGATAGCAGTAGTTTTCAGTGGTTCGGACCGTATGACAGTTATCCGACACAAAATATTAAAATTTCAAATTGCACCATCATAGGGAAACCTAATTTACTTTCAAATAGCGGTGGGTACTGCGGAATTGGAAACCACCTGTTAGCAGATAAAACTAAAATTAATCGTATTAGTATTAATAACTGTACTATCAAATCTTTTAGTAGAGGAATCAGTTTTATGTGCGGTAGTGCAATTAAAATAAATAATTGCTTTATTACAGAATGTAACGCTGGAATTTATGCTGAAAAAATAGATAATAGTACAATAACAGGAAATACTCTAACTGGCATTATTTATCCTACTGCCGATACTTATTACATTGGTATACACATAGTTAATACTGAAAATATTTTAGTTGATGCTAACTTTATAAGGGAATTTGGCAAAACTGGCATTTTGGTTGAGGGTATCGGCAATAAAATCAGCAATAACCATTGCAGACTAAATTATCAATTCGGAATAAGAATTGGTATGAACGACCAAGCAACTTTGTATGATGGTAATTTCTGTTTTAATAATGGTCTTAATGTACCAAGTGGTACATTAGGTACTGATTTAATGGTTCGCATTGAAAAAACTAGCGGAGATTATTTTGGTAGTGTTACTATAACTAATAATAAAGCTACAACATTTTATAATGATTTGCCAAGTCGAGAAACAGAACCGCAAAATTCACAATTTTGTTTTAATGTTATTAAACAAAGCGTTGATATTAAAGATAGTACACTAAAGGCAAATTATAATATTGTAAGCTCTGTACCTGTTAATTAATTTTTTATGTAAACAGACTTGAAAAAAATTATTCTTTCAAGTCTGTTTATTATTTTATAAGGTTGTGACTGTGCAAGGTACACTATTGTGAAAGCTAAAAGGGGAATATTGTTGTAACTTTTGTTGTAGATATCCCC